GCAAACAATGGCGGATTGCGTTATAATAACTAACTTAGGAGGATATATGACAGACTTTAATTTGGTTGTAGTAGAAGGTCGGTTAGTCCGCGATGCGGATCTGAAGTACTCAAAAGATGGGAAACCGTTCACAACATTTTCAATTGCAAGCAACTATTGGACCGGGAAAGAGGAAGCCGCCAACTTCTTTGACGTGGTAGCTTTTGAGGAGCTGAAACTGTCGAAGGGCGATAAAATCCGCGTGCAGGGCGTCCTCCGGCAAGACACCTGGGAAAAGGAAGGGCAGAAAATGAGCAAAATAAAAATCATCGCCTACAAGGTTGATAAACTTTTCCACCAGGGCACGAGAAAGCAGACCCAGGAAGAAAAAACAAACGCTATGAAAAACTTTTCTTATGGGAAGCAGACCCAGGAAGAAAAAACAAACGCTATGAAAAACTTTTCTTATGGGGGGCAAGAAATAAATGACCGAAAAAAGCAGGAACAAAAGGCCAACGACGATAAAGAATTCAAAGACGATATTCCATTTTGAGGTGAGGCATGAAAGAGATTCGCATTGGCCAGCCGCCACACAAACCAACTGAAATAACTCTAAAACGAACCAAAACTAAATCGGAAAAACCTGACAAAAAACCGCTTGGCCAGCCGCCACACAAACCAACTGAAATAACTCTAAAACGCGCCCGGCTTCTTGCCGGATACAGAGTCCCTAAAGAGCAAATAGCCCTTATAATCGGCGTTAATACAGACACTCTTGAAAAATACTACGGCGACGAAATGCGTAAAGGAATAGCTAATACAAACCGCCGAGTTGTTAAAGCATTGCTTCAAAACGCACTAAAGGGAGATACGACGGCGCAGATATGGTGGACAAAGGCGCAGCTTGGATGGAGCGAAAAGAAAGATGACAGTAAAGAAAAGGACGAGACCATCGCCCGCCTCCTCGAGATCGTTACTAAAATAACAGGGCAATCGTGAACGCCGCCGACCTCCTTCCGTTCGGTGCAAAGTCTCTCGAGTCAATCCGCGACTGCGGGTTTCTAACTGTCTGGGAGGGATCCGTCCGCTCAAGCAAAACCGTTGCCAGTGTATTCGCCTTCATGTGTGAGGTAATCAAATCGCCTGATCCGCGCCACCTCATGGTAGGCCGGAGCCAGTCGGCGGTTATGGCGAACTGCGTTGACGCTGATCTTGGGCTGATCGACCTGTCCGGCGGTCTTGCTAAGATCAAGCGGGACAAACAGAACGAAACCTATATCGACCTCGCTGGAAAGCGGATTGATATGTTTGGCGGCGAGAATGTTTCAAGCTTCCGGGCCTTCCGCGGGCGAACCTACGGTATGGCATATATAGACGAAGCGAACCTACAACACCGAAACACAATAGCGGAATGCTTCAACCGGACGATAGCCAGCCGGAGCCGCAAGCACTTCATGACGCTGAACCCGGACGTTCCTGGGCATTGGCTTTATACGGATTATCTGGATAAGTTCAGAGATGAGAGCCTTCCAGGTTATAGGTGGTTCCACTTCGACCTTGACGACAATCCTGCCATTACCGAGGAACGAAAGGCAGAGCTGAAAGCACAATACACAGGTGTGTTTTACAAACGGTTTATTCTTGGGATGCGCGTTAACGCTGAGGGCGGATGCTATCCTTCGTTTACCGAGAAAAACATAGTTGACACGATTCCAGAAAAGATTCTTTTTGTGACTATAGGCGCTGACATTGGCGGCAATGGCTCCGCAACCACATTCGCAGCGACCGCTTTCTATATGCAGGACAATCGCCTATCGTTCTGTCTGATTGATGAGGTGTATGATACAGAGAACAGAAACGTCGAAACGATCCTTGCGAACTGGGAGCACTTTGTCAGGAAACAGAAGGCGCGTTTCGTGTGCGCAGATTGCTGGGTTGACTCAGCGGAACAGCTGATAAAGAAAAGCATGGAGCGGCGCGGGATCGTAAACGTACACAACTCACTAAAGAAACCAATCGTCGACCGCATACGCTTTCTTGACTTAATGTTTTCATTGGGACGAGCTACGATACATAAAGATTGCAAAGAATCAATACGTGCGGTACAATCGGCGGTATGGACAACAAAAGGCACGGAAGAAACGCGCCTTGATAACGGGACGTCAAATATTGACAGCCTTGATGCTGCCGAATACTCGTTTGAAAAGTACATGAGGGATATGATATGATAAACATGATGCACTGCGACTGCATGGAATATATGGCGACGTTACCTGACAAGGCGTTCGAGCTGGCGATCGTAGACCCGCCGTATGGAATTGGGGATAAGTTCAAGGGTGGGAAAACAGGCAAAATGCAATTTAACGAGGTTGTTGAAAAAGGATGGGACGAGGCCCCGACTGATAAATATTTTTCAGAAGTAAAAAGAGTTTCAAAAAATCAGATTATATGGGGCGGCAATTATTTCGGGCTTCCTCCTTCACGGTGCTGGATTATTTGGGATAAACTTATTTCGGAAGATTTCAGCCTTGCAATGGCTGAAATGGCGTGGACTTCTTTTGACGAGGTTGTCAAGATCGTCAGAATGGCGACTCCAAAGGACGGCGGTAAAATTCACCCCACCCAAAAACCCGTCGCCCTCTACAAGTGGATCCTCTCCCGCTATGCGAAACCCGGCGACAAGATACTTGATACTCACGGCGGGAGCGGTTCAATCTGTATCGCCTGTCATGACCTCGGGTTTGATTTAACGTGGATGGAACTTGACGCGGACTATTACAATGCGGCGCGCAAGCGGTATAATGAACACGCGGCGCAAGGCGCGCTTTTCGGCGCTAATGAGATACAAGAAAAGGTTTACCAACAGGCGGTAATGATATGAACCTACTCGGGGGTATAAAAATGATATGGAACAAGATCACCGGCAAGGATGTGTCGCCGGATGTAATGGCGGCTGAATCGCGCATCGCTGAATGGCGCGCAATTTACCGCGGCGCCCCGGAGTGGCTCGACTACTGGTATCCGACGCTCAAGGGCAAGCTACAGAAGCGCGTGCGAAAGACCATGCGACCAGCGAAGATGGTTTGTTCCGAACTCGCAGGTCTTGTATGGGCGGAGACGCCGAAGCTTTCCGCGCCTCAAGGCGTTCTCGATGTTCTCGCAGCGGCAAGGTTCATTGAACGGGCGCAGGCGGAAACAGAGCTTATGCTTGCTCTTGGTGCAACTGTATTCAAACTCTATGTTTCAGACGGGAAGATAGGACTCGACTTCGTGCAGCCGGATCGCTTTATTCCTGTATCGTGGGACGCAGGCGTAATCACTGAGGCAGACATCATCGACCGCCGGGTAATCGACAAGAAGCAATATATCCGCATCGAGAGACACCGGAAGGAAGGAGACGGCTACAAGATTACCAGCGATGTATATGAGCAGCGCGGCGGTGATATGTATCCTGATTCAATATCGCTTTTCGGACTTACCGAAGCAGAGGCGTTTAGCCCTGTTAAGATGTTCTTTTACTGTGGTAATCCAGAAGCAAACAACATCGACACCGATTCGCCGCTTTCAATCTCCATTTTCGAGAACGCGCGTGATACACTTGAATGTTTGGACATCGCTTTCGACGCGCTCAACTCTGAGATCGTGCTCGGCAAGAAGCGTATCATCGTGCCTGCTCGGGCTTTGAGGCATATTGTAAACACTGAAACAGGAAAGGCGGAAAAATACTTCGACCCATCCGACGAGGTTTTTCAGGCGTTTGACACTGAGGACAAAGAAAACCTTAAGATCACAGACAACACGGTCGAGCTTCGCATCGAAGAGATCCGACGCGCTATCCAGACGCTGCTTGACATCCTCGCGGTTCAGATAGGCCTGAGCGTAGGCACGTTCTCGTTCGACGGCGCATCAATGAAAACAGCGACCGAGGTAATCTCGGAAAACTCGAAGACATTCAAAACGAAGCAGAATATCGAGAACGCGCTTGGCTCGGCAATCGTCGCAATGATGGAATCAATCGCAGGCCTCATTGTGTATACCGGAGGATCAGTCGGTGCAGAACCCATCAGCATTGAGTGGG